TTGTCACCATAGCTAATGCTCCCAAGTATTTGAGAGCAAATTGCACTGCTTACACCTCTGGCACGATCACAGCCAAAGTTCTGTACTAAGGAAAAGCCATGAAGCAGGGACTTTACTCAAACATTAATGCTAAACAAGCCCGTATTAAGGCAGGGTCTGGCGAGAAGATGAACAAGGTGGGGTCTAAAGCCGCACCTACTGCCGCTGACTTCAAGCAAGCGGCAAAGACTGCTAAGAAGCCTAAAAAGGGTAAATGATGAGCAAGGATGCTAAACACTACCTACCTGATGGCAAACTTTACAAAGGTAAAGTTCACAAAGTAGGCAAGGTATTGATGACGGGCGAAAAGCACACAGCCAAAAGCCGCAACCTAACTCACACACCGCCCAAAAAGGTGAAGTAGATGAAAACACCCACTTGGCAAACAAAAGCTGGTCAAAATCCAAAAGGCGGCTTGAATGCCAAGGGCAGATCGTCTTATAATGCGGAAACTGGTGGTAATCTGAAACCTCCAGTAAAGTCGGGGGATAACCCTCGCAGAGCAAGTTTCTTGGCTCGCATGGGCAACAATGCTGGTGCAGAGTACAAGGATGGTGAACCAACAAGACTGCTTCTTTCGCTCAAGGCATGGGGTGCAACCTCAAAGGCTGACGCAAAGGCAAAAGCTAAAGCTATATCCGACAGGAATAAGGCGAAGGCGAAATGAGAGCATTATCAGTTGGAGTTAGTCCCACAGCGGCGGTAGATACCACGGTATATACCTGTCCGACTGGCTATTACTCTAAATTTACTGTAATGTATATACACAATACAGGTGGGTCTACCAAGCATATAACTGTTCAATGGTTTGACGCAAGTGCTAATACCACTCTTGATATATTGACTCAATACGATTTCACATCAAAAAACTACTTGCAGTTTGATGGCAATGCCTACATTGTTTTTGAAGAAGGCGATAAGTTAAAAATAACTACTCAATCTGGAAGCACATTCAGTTTTATAGCAACATTTGAAGAAGAAGGGTTAAGTAGAGCATGACCTACCTTGAACTAGTTAACGATGTACTCGTAAGATTGCGTGAATCAACAGTTTCTACTGTTGCTCAAACATCTTATTCAAGTCTAATTGGCAAGTTTGTCAATGATGCAAAACGTCAGATTGAAGATGTTTTTGCATGGAATGTGTTGGGTCAAACCATTACAGTCACTACCGCATCATCTACAGCATCCTATTCTTTGACAGGTGCTGGTCAGAAGTTTCAAGTGATGGATGTAATCAATACCACAAGCAATGTCGGACTTACAAACATCAGTTTTGTGGACATGAACCGCAAACTAAACTTCACTCCACTTGTCAATTCAATACCTACAGAATTTGCCTTTGATGGTGTTGATGGTAGCTACAACACTAAGGTAAATCTTTATCCGATACCTGATGGTGTTTACACAATCAAGTTTGCTTTGACAGTGCCACAGGCTACGTTGACCTCAGATGCAACTGTTGTTGCTGTTGCTGACACTCTGGTGGCTCAGAATGCCTATGCTCGTGCATTGGTAGAGCGTGGTGAAGATGGTGGACTTACTTCTTCTGATGCGTACTCGTTATACAAAACCATGTTGTCTGATTACATTGCTTTGGAAGGTACTCGTTATCCTGAGAATCAGGAGTTTGTTGCAGTATGAACCAATCTCTGCAAATTGCTAGTATTTCAGCCCCAGGATTTTATGGGCTAAATACTCAAGATTCTCCGCTTAATTTGCAGAGTGGATTTGCTTTGATTGCTACAAATTGCATCATTGACCAGTATGGTCGTATTGGCTCACGTAAAGGTTGGACTGCGCTAAATTCTTCTACAGGTAATTTGGGCGCTAATGATGTAACTGTCATACATGAGATGGTTGAGGCAGATGGGACATTGACTGTTTTATTAACTGGCAACAACAAACTTTTTAAGTTGGGCGCAAGTAATGTACTTACAGAACTTACTTATGGTGGTGGGGGTACTGCACCTACTATTACCGCAAGTAACTGGCAATGTGCAACTCTAAATAGCGTAACCTACTTCTTTCAGTTGGGCTTTAATGCTTTGATCTATGACCCAACTGTCAGCACTACAACGTATCGCAGAGTTAGCGAAAAGACGGGTTATGTAGCTACTGTTCCTGATGCAAACATTTGCATTTCAGCGTTTGGTAGATTGTGGGCGGCAAACACAACAACTAACAATGCTACTGTTTTCTTTAGCGACTTGATTGCTGGTCATGTTTGGTCAACAGGTACGGCTGGTTCTTTAAATGTAGATCGTGTGTGGGTAAATGGTGCTGATGAAATCACAGGTCTTGCCGCACACAATGGATTCCTGTTTATCTTTGGCAAACGTCAAATTCTGATTTATCAAAATGCCACTACACCAGCATCAATGTCATTGAGTGACACAGTAGAAAGCATTGGTTGCATTGCTAGAGACAGTATTCAGAATACAAGTTCTGATGTGATCTTCCTATCCAATTCTGGCATTCGTTCCTTGATGAGAACAATCCAAGAGAAGTCTGCTCCTGAAAGAGATTTGTCTAAAAATGTTAGAAAAGACTTATCGACAAAAATTAGCAGTGAAGTTTTAGCAAACGTCAAATCAATTTACTCTGAGAAAGAAGCAATTTATTTGTTGTCGTTGCCTATCAATCAACAAGTATATTGTTTTGACACAAAGGTTTCTTTGCCTGATGGTGCTTTACGAGTCACAGTTTGGGATTCAATACTGCCAAAATCTTTTTGTTCAAGACGTAATGGTGATTTGTTAATTGGTAAAACAGGATATGTTGCTCAATACACAGGATTTCAAGACGGTGGTTCATCTTACAGATTTGCTTACTATACAAATCATAGTGACTTAGGTGATGTATCAAGAACATCTATCATTAAAAAAATATCTGCTGTTGTGATTGGTGGAAGCAATCAGTTTGTAACGATCAAGTGGGGATATGACTTCTTGACAAACTACTTGTCTCAGAATGTATTGATTCCTACCCAAGGTGTTTCTGAGTATGGAACAGCAGAATATGGTGCAAATGCGACTATTGTGGCTTACTATTCTGAAGGTGTTGCATTGCAAACATTGATAGCAAATGGTTCGGGTTCTGGGAAAATTGTTCAAACAGGATATGAGACTGATATAAATGGTCTTCAGTTGTCTATTCAAAAGATTGAAATTCAATCAAAACATGGTCGTTTGAGTTAAAAGGAATAAAATGACAGCCTATACAAAATCAACTAACTTTGCGAGTAAGGATACGCTTACCTCTGGCGACCCTTTAAAGATTGTCAAAGGTACTGAGATCAACACTGAGTTTGACAATATTGCAACTGCTGTCAATTCAAAGTCTGATACTGCATCGCCTACCTTTACGGGTACGGTAACAATTCCTACGTTAGCTTATGCTGGAACGACACTTACATCCGCAGTAACTGGTACAGGAAAAATGGTTTTGGATGCAAGTCCAACATTGGTAACGCCTATCCTTGGAACTCCTACAAGCGGTATTCTTACTAATTGCACAGGCATCAATTTTAACGGCTTCAAAAACCGCATCATCAATGGTGGAATGGATATAGCACAGCGAGGCACATCCTTTACCTCTACAGGCAGTGCAAACAATGACGATACTTATGTATTGGACAGGTTTTATATTCTGTCTGATGGGGACGATATTATTGATGTCACGCAGACAACAACCATCCCGACAGGTGCAAAATACTCTATTGGATTAGATGTAGAAACAGTAAACAAGAAGTTTGGTATTGCTCAAATTATTGAAAACGCAAACTGTTTTGATGCGATTGGTGGAAATGTAACTGTGTCTTTTCAAGCAAAAGTTTCTGCCACAACCAACCTTGATAATATCAAGTGTGCAATCGTAGCTTGGTCTGGCACTGCTGATACTGTTACCTCAGACATTATTTCTGCATGGGGAGTAGAAGGTACTAATCCCACACTCATTGCTAATGCAACCTATGAGAACACTCCTGCTAATTTAAACGTCACTACATCTTTTGCTACTTATAGCGTTACAGCAAATGTGGATACAGCATCAACTTCAAACATTATTCTGTTTATTTGGTCAGATGTAACTACCACTTCTTTAGGTGAGTTTTTATATATTACAAACGTACAGCTAGAAAAAGGCTCAACAGCAACTAGCTTTGATTACAGATCTTTTGGGACTGAGTTGGCTTTGTGTCAGCGGTATTTTTGGAGAAACAAATCTGGTGGTTCTGGAGCATCTTTGGGGGCTGGATATTTGGCAACAGCAACTATTTTTAGGGGTTATGCTCAATTTCCAGTAGCCATGCGGTCTGCTCCTACCTTTACAATTAATACTGATAGCGGAAATTTAATTATTAATACCGCTACTGGAAACATAGCAATTACAACAGTAAGTGGGTCATTCAGCACTGATAGTGGAACTTTATCTTTAGATATGGGTTCATCTGGCACTGCAGGACAAGGGGCTGTTATTTTTGCTGGAGGCGGTGCTGCAAATGCGGCATATTTACAATTTAGTTCGGAGTTATAAATGTATAAACTAATTAAAGATATGTCATGCGTTAATCGTCTAACAGATAATGCGGCAATCCCATTCGACCCCGCTAACACCGACTATCAAGCCTACCTAAAGTGGCTTGCAGAGGGCAATACACCATTGCCAGCGGATGAGGTGACTCAATGACACACAATGGTAATGTTTAAAGGAAAATATCATGGCTACCAACTTACCTAAAGAACTCATTGATGCTTTGCCAAAGCAATTCACAACTCTAGCAAACCCTGTTGGAAAGGGTGAGTATCAATACAGTCTTAACTTACCTCCTAATGCAGAGGCTCAATATGAAAATCAGGGTAAGGGATATACAAGGCTCACTGGATACCAAATTCCATTGCAGATGCCTGCTAATTACCCTAAAACAGATGCAAAGGGATTTCCTGTTCCTCCCTTAGTTGGTAACTATGATGCTCAAGGAAAATTAACATCAATTTCATCTAGCAATAGATATTGGGCAGACGACCAGTACCATATTCAACCCGAATACAGCCCAACTGGTGAGTTTATTGATGCAAGATCTGCGACAAATGAACAAGCTGGTAGTGGTGGTTTAGGTGGTTTTATATCAGACATTGGTAAAGATTATGGTTCGATGATTTTGGCTGGATTGGGTGCAAATTATTTAGCTGGAAGTGGTGGATTACTAGGTGGTGGTGGTGCAACTTCGGCTTCTTATGGTGGCGTTTTAGGCGGTGGTTCAACTGCATTAACTGGTGGTGCTATCCCTTCCGCAACTGCTGGTGCAGGGTTGTTTACCAGTGAAGTAGCAACACTACCTACAGTTCAATCTATGGGTGGTGTCTTAGGTGGTGGTTCAACTGCATTAACTGGTGGTATTGCTCCAGAGATAATTGGAGGAATAACTGCCCCTACTATTGGTCAAATGGCTAACAGTTCAAGCATTATTAACAGCATTGCAAGTGCAACAGGTCTTGCCCCAGAAGATATTAAGAACTTTGCACCTTCTGCCATTCAAGGTTTGTTAAGTGCTGGTGGTTCTTATTTGCAATCATCAAGTGCAAAAGATGCGGCTGAAACACAAGCTAATGCACAGATTCGTGCGGCACAGATTGCGGCAGATGCGGCTAGGTTTAGACCTGTTGGCGTAACTACTCGTTTTGGTGCATCTAACTTCCAAACTGATGCGGCGGGTAATGTTATTGGCGCTGGCTATACACCAAGCCCTGAGATTCTTGGTTACCAAAACCGATTGTCTACATTGGCTAATCAGGGTTTAACTGGTGCAGAGGGCGCTCAAGCGGCTTATGCTCCTTTAACTGGTGCGGCTCAGAATCTATTTAGCCTTGGTCAAGGTTACCTTAATAAGAGTCCTGAAGAAGTTGCGGCTGACTACATTACTAAACAACAGGCATTGCTTGCACCTAGCCAAGAGAATCAACTTGCCATGTTGCAGAACAAGTTACAACAACAAGGTCGAGGTGGTTTATCTGTTGCTCAAGGTGGTGCTATGGGTGCTACTACACCTGAAATGCAAGCCTACTACAACTCTATTGCACAAAGCAATTTGGTTCTTGCGGCACAGGCAGATCAAGAGGCTAGAAACCGCATAACTTATGGTGCTGGTTTGTTTGATACTGGTGCTAACTTGCAGGGTAGATTTTACTCTGGTCAAACAGCGGCTCTTGCGCCATTTACCAATCCTATGGATGTAACGTCAGGACTTGAGAGTCTTGCAGAACGACCATTGACTCTTGGCACTTCAATCGGTGAAAGAACTACTGCGGGTGCGGCACAAGCTGGAATGTTGACAGGTCAGGGCATCACCAGTGCGGCTCAAACAATGTCTCCAGCAAATGCCTATTCTTTAGGTGGTAATGTGTTGGCTGGTGTTGCAGGAAGTCCTAATGTTACTGGTGCATTGAACAGAGCATTTGGTGTAACGCAACAACCTACACAACAGCAATTTACATATGATCAACGAACAGGACAATATGTTCCTGTCTCATCAGTATTTACTTAAGGAGAAAAGACAATGGCAAGCGAAATCTTAGGATTGTTCACTACTCCTGAACAGTACCAACAAAATCAGTTAGCACAGTTTCGTAGTCGTGCGTTTCAGGAAGTGCAGTTAGACCCGTTCCAGCAAGCGGCTTTAGGTGCTAGGACTGCTGGTTACCAGTTGGGTCAAGGGGTTGGTAGTGCTTTGGGTGGTCAAGACCCACAGTTGCAGATGATTGCTCGTAGACAACAGTTGGCTAGTCAGTTAGATCCATCTGACCCTGCTTCATACATGAAAGTTGCAAAGATGGCGGCTGATGCTGGTGACCAACAGTTTGCTATAGCTATTGCTAATGCAGGAAGACAAGCGTCTGTTCAGGTTGCACAAGCTAATAGAGAACGTCAAATGGCTATTGCTCCTGATATTCAAAAGTCTCAACAAGTCGCCGTTATTTCTCAGGCTATTAAGCAATATAAGGCATTACCACCAACTCCAGAAACAGCACAAGCTATTGAAACTTTACAACTTCAATTAGATTTCCTTTCTCCTAAACAAAAGCCAGAAGCAACACCTGATGCTATTCAAGTTGCAAGACGGGTAGCTGAACTAGAGACTCAATTGAGCCCTGATGCTGGAGTTGTTTTACCTCCTCAAGTTCGTGCTGGATTAGAGGCAGAACTTAACAATCTTAAAAAACAAGAAAAAGAAAGAAACATTCCATTTGGAACTGAAGCAGAAAGAAAATCTAAAGCAAAGTATGGAAAGCCTTATGCTGATTTAACTTCTGAAGAAGCTGGAATAATAGATAAACTTGTAGAGGAATCTGAGCGAGCAAAAGCAAGGGAAACAAAACCAGAATTTAACATGGGTGGCACAAAAGCTGTTGAACCTAAAGATTGGTTGAAATTTAGCGAATTCATCAACAAAGATCCCTTGATGAGCAGAACATCGTCAGTTCTTTCTGATGCGCCATCTGCAATTGAAACGATTAGAAATTCTACTCAAAACAATTTTTCTTCCGCATCTTTACCTGCCGCAATTGCAAAGTTAACTGGTGAAGGCAAGAATATGTCTAATCAAGACATTGAGCGTTACACCAGAACTGGTGGATTAGACCAAAGAATTGCAGGAGATGTTGTTGGATTCTTTACAGGCAAAAAAACTGATGTTACAAAAGCACAAGCAGAACAATTTGCTGTTGCTTTATATCGTGGCGCATTGCTAGAAAGAAAGCAATTTATTCAAGATCAAGCTGAATCTACAGGATACGATCAAACACCAAATTACAAAAAAACCATTGAGCAACTTGACAAAAAACTAGGTCAATTTAAATTGGTTACTCCTAGTGCATCGAAAACTCCATCTACTCCTGCTCCAAAACCAGAAGATGAAGCGTTAATAAATAAATATTTACCACCCAAAAAACCTTGAGGTAATTATGGCAACTTATGATGAAGTAATTCAGGCATTGCGTAATGCAGATGCGGCTGGAAATGTAGAAGATGCTCGTAAATTAGCAGAGATTGCTAACTCCATGAAAGCCACCCCTGATGAAGTTCCTCCTCAATTAACAATGGTTGGAGATGAACCCCCGCAACAAACAATGTTGGATTATGTTCTTAATCGTGCTCAAGTTGGAGCAACAGGAATTCCTGCCGCTTTAAATGCCGCAAGTGCTATTTATGGTTCTACCTTTGACCCTTCAGGCAGTGAATTTGCAGTTCGACTTCCTCCAGAAGGAACAGGACAACAAGCAATGGATCAGGTTCGTATGGGATTGGGGATTAATCCAAATATGCGCCCTACATCTGGATTGCAAAAATATGCTGGTGCTTTTACTGAAGGCGTAGTTGACCCATTAAATTTAATTGGATTGGGTGGTGTAAAAACAGGACTTGGATTATTGCAAAAAGGTATATTTTCTCGTGAAGGAATAAGAACGGGATTGCAATTAGGTTCGGCTGGTACTGCTGGTGTTGGCGGTGAATTTGGTGCTGAAGTTGGCGGTCAAATAGGAGGAGATACGGGTCAAATAATAGGTGGAATAGGAACGGCTATTCTTTTGGGTGGAGGAACATTAACTGCTGGTCAAAAATTATTTGACAAGGCACAATTTGATCCAAAAGACTTTGATATTGCAGACATGGCTAATGCAGAAGGCATATCAAAAGCCCAAGATTTAGTTAAACAAGCTATTGATGCCGATCCTAACTTACAAGCCAAACTTAAAACTGTGCAAGATAGGGTACTTTTTGTTACTGGTAAACAAGGCACTGCGGCTGTAACAGGTATAGACAACATCACCTTAAAAGGAAAACTAGAACAACTTGCAAGAGATGATTTAGCTTTTGCCACTGAAGTTAAACAACTGTATGCAGATTTAAAAGTGGCAGTTAACAAAAAAGCTAATGAACTTTTTCCTGCTCCAAGTGCAGAAATACCATCAGCTAAAACAAAAATTGCAGAACAAGACATTGATTACGACAAACGCATAGGTTTTATTGACAATCAATTAGACAAAATCACGGCTAATTTAGATATTACTGGCGGTACAAAGCCAGCAGAAATTGGCACATCTATTCAAAATCTTGTTTTGTCTAAAGAAAAAGCGGCTAGAAATGCTTTGCGACCTGAATATGATTCGGTGTTGACGCAAGCATCCAATCAAGGCGCATTGTTGCCAGCACAAGATACTCAATCGTTGCTCAATACTGCTTTTGATTTGTTTAACAAAGACCCTTGGGGTCGAAATTCTGATTTGCTAAAACTTGTTAATCAACAATCAAATAAGTTTAAAGCCTTGCGTAGAATGACATTGCCTGAAGGCGGTCAAGGATTGCTACCTACAACTACAGCGCCTGATTTATCTATGGGAATGGACATTACGAGTCTTGATTCATTGAAAAGGCGTGTTGCTCAAGACATAAGGACAATGCAAGACACAAGCATAAAGGCAAAATTAATTGTCTTACAGCAAAGAGTTGATGAAGCATTAGACAAAGTACAAAACGCTAGTGGAGATATTCAGGTTGATCTCAGAGGAGAAAAAATACCTTTTGGTCAAGCAATGACTAATTTGGATACTGACTATTTTAATAAAGTTGGTGTTCCATTTAAAGATGCGGCGGCAATCCAAAAGATTGGTTCTCTTGAATACTCAGAAAAAATTGCTCCGTTGATTGCATCAAGCCCAACAGCTATGACTCAATTCTTGCGTGTTGCTGGAGATGAAGGCATTGGTTTGGCAGAAAAAGCTGTTATGTCAAAGATGTATAACCAAGCATTAAACAAGAATGGCTACGTTGATCCTGCAAAACTCCAATCATTGTTAAGCAAGACAAGCAACAATGGTGGATATAGTGACGTTATAGATCAACTCCCTGCACTCAAGCAAAGATTAGACAGCGCCACAATTAAAAGTCAATATTTAGCGTCTGAAAAGGTTGCTATAGATGATGCGGCTAAAGAAACAAGAAAAAATTTAGGCGAGAGTTTCTTGTCTAATTATGATAAAGGCGGTGTTGAATCAATTGTTTCAAGGATGACAGATTCAACTGGCATAGGATACAGAAGGAAATTTTTTGTTGATCTAAAAAAACTATCCTCTGATGAGCAAACAAACGTGAAACTTGCCGTTAAAAATGGCTTAGTTAACAGGATGCTCTCTACCAATGATCCATTTGACTATTTAGAAAAAAATCAAGAGGCATTTACTCAAGTGTTTGGTAAAGAACATTTTGGTAATTTAGTTGCATTGTCTGATGTTGCTCGTTTATCCAACAAAATTGACATTGATCAAGTTGTAAAAGGTGTTGCCGCTAAAGAAACATCTGAATTAGAGAAACAAGTTCTTGGAGGAGTTTCTTTACAACGCATCAGTGGTATTGTAGTCAATCAAATTGCAAGTACATTTAACAAGGCTTTTAGAATTACATCTCTGATTGGTCAAGCAAACATTGATCAAGCAACGAAAGATGCTCATAGAACATTGTTTCTTGATGAAAATGGCGTAAAGAAAATTATTGAAGCATCATCAAAAATCATAAGCAAAAAGGGCAAAGAAATAAATCTTAAAGATGCCATCAAATCATTAGAGTTTTCTGATGTTGGTGAAGCAATTGGGTTGGCTACATTGAGATCGGGTTATCTTGGTGCGGCTTCAACACTCAGCAAATCTGAGGTAGTAGAACCACAAACAAAGCCTTTTTACCAATATACGCCCACTGAATAAGGACACAAAATTGACCCAATCTCTATTTGTCTTCTTGCGGCTGGCTTGGTCAAAAACATCCAAGCTGGCTGTGACCTCTATAAGCAAGCTAAAGAGCAGTTTGTCTCTATTAAGCGTACTGCTGATGAAGTTATTGCCATTGGCAAAGAAGTCAAAGGATTTTGGGGTTCATTGCGTAAACTATTTGGCGGTAGTCCCAAGCCTCAAGCTACAAAGTCTGTGGCAAAGGCTAAAAAGTCTGAGTACGTTGCTGTTGACGAAACTCAAGTCAAAGCTGACATCGTTAAGAACCTAACCGAGTTTTTCAAGTTACAGGAACAGTTAGAAGCGCATATCAGGGATTCAGAGGAGAAGGCTAGGACTG